AAGAAACAAGTCCTCAATGGCAAGCCACAAGAAAAGAAAAATAGTTTATTGAAATGATTATAGAACTTTGACTTTTCCCGTCTTTTTATTTCTGGTTATGTATAATATATCACTACGAACTACAATAGGGGCATACCACTTTTTGCCTTTCCATTGAACTGGCTTGTCTCCAATCCACCCATCGATGTTTTGTCCATCTTCCTCGTCTGTACTTGGACGAAAAGGTAAGTTCATTTCTCTTGCACATTCTCGCATTCCCTCAAGTTCTTCGCCGAATCCCTGAATACTCTTTTGCCCTACAAAATTATAGAGCCAAGCTATAATTGGCATCTGGAGCATTGCCGAGTTTTGAACTTTCCCAAATCCAAAAGGCATTACTATCTTCTTAATAGAATCTGCTATTTTCTCAAGGGCCTTATCCATGCCACTTACGAACAAAGGCTCATTTTTTCGGAGATAATTAAACCAAAGACTAGTGCTTAGTTTGTCTGGACATTCTAACTTCTTCCAATGTGGTCGCAGCCGCCCAATAAACTTGGTAGCGGTTCTATTTCCGGCCCATTTGTTGGCTGTATTTATCAGCGGCTCGCACACAGAGTTAAAAGGAGCTACATCAGGATAGCCAGTGTAATTTTGATCGAATCCATCAAGATAAATCTTGCGCAACATTGTTTACCTTTCGTTTATTTGTCTTCAAAAGAAAACTCTACCAATTTTGTAAATGGAAGTCAACTATATTTAACCAAATAGGTATCGTCGTTACTCTTTTCCAAACTCTTTACGGAATAAAACCCCACCATATTGACTTCTTGTGAAGTAATGACTTTGAAACTGTGGGTTTTATTGAAATGTTTTGTTTCCCTGTCCTTGATAAATTCCTTATGTCTATCCATTCGTTCAGTTGTATAAATTTTAGAAGTTTCAACAAGTGAAGTAAGTTGCTGGTCGAAACTCTTCTGAAATTCAGGAAATAACTCGTATCCAATAGAGTTTCTTCCCGTTAGCATAGCGGCAATGGATGTAGTCCCCATGCCCCAAAATGGGTCAAGCACCGTGTCTTCATAGATTGAGAACATTTGGATTAGTCGCAACGGGATTTCAAGTGGGTAAGCAGCACTCCTGCTTCTTGCTTCATTATCTATTTGTTGTTTTACTCCGAGTATCTTTTCCCAACAATCGCAAAACCACACATTTCTTTCTTCCCAAAAATAAGCACTCTTTCTACGCCTTTCTATATCTTTAATCTCTCTTTTGTGACCTTTTCTGAAAATAAGGATATATTCTTGTTCTAATGTAGGATAAGCAGAGGGCGGCAACATTCCCGAACCCATAAACTTAGTTGGTTTATTTGAAGGCTTTCTCCAGTTGATGAAAGGCAAACATTGAAAACCCAGCCTAAGAAAATGCTCTGTGATTGTAGTGTGGTTAGGAAAATAGTAAAAGTTCTCGTCTAATGTCCGGCAAGTATCACCAATGTTTACACAAGCAATACCACCATCACATAGAGCATCAAAACATTTGTCCCAAACCCTATTTAGCTGTTTATGCATCTGATAATATGCTTCACGAAATTCTTTCTTATCAAAGTGATTTTTACAATCTCCTTCTTGAAAGAACATTTCATCCCACATTTTTATCATGGGGTAAGGCGGAGAGGTTATGACAAGATGGACGCCCTCTTTTATGCTCATCTGATTGGCGTTAGTGAAATGTATTTTATGTTCTGTTTTCATTTGCCTCCTATCTTATCTAGAACATCATTGCTAATATTGAACTCTATAAACCCTTTTTTCTTTTCATAATAAATGATGTTTGCCTCGATGTTCTCTGGGTGGTGTTGGATTTTGTAACTTTCGGGTTTGATAGAAAGTGGAATATCATTTATAAAGGCATCTTGGCCATTTTTTTCTTCTTTTGGATTTCCAAATCTAAAGTTTTTGGTGTTTAGTTTTCTGGCTATCTCGTTAACTATAGCGTATTGCACTAAGAAGCCTTCAGGAGTCTGATAAAGAATAAGTTCTTCCACAAACGCATTAGAGTTTTCCTGACTCAATTGCTCTTTCGTTCCTTGACGAATCGTATCATACCCCAGATTTTTTATCTTCTGCCAACATTTGTCTTGTGATTCTCGTATTACATCACTTCCTTTTTTGGTAACAATATTTTTCCCCGATTTTATCGTTATGTTGTTGGAACAGTAGTATGATTTCCAAGCAGTCCCTATTTCAAGCGGTGATGCTTTCGGATTTTGGTTTAAATATAGGCAGAGCCAGGATGGAAAAATGATAGATAGTTGCCCTACACTTTTAGGCCGTGTAGCCTGAGACCATTGATTGGCTAAGTTTATGATGGTTGATATGCCTTTTGCAAACTTGGTTTTTTTGCCGATATTTATATATGGAATTTTCAATTTCATAATTTTCTCAGAAAAGAATAAGACTTATTTCATCATATTACCACTGCCGTTTCATATGTCAACTGCTATTTGCTCTTGAATTCATTTTTTATCTTGCTATGTTATGTTCATGAGCAAGATTTTACTCTTCAGTGATATTCATATCCACAACCATAAACAAAGCCATCAAAGATTATTAGATTGCTTGAAAACTCTTGAATGGGTTTTTACCACAGCAAGAGAGAGACACATAAAAGATGTTCTTTTCTTGGGCGACTTATTTCAAGATAGGCAGAGAATACAAGTATATGCTTATCACGAAACTTATCAAATAATAAAGAGATTTCCAGATATAAACATTTTCTTGTTATTAGGCAACCATGATTTGTGGTATTTTGATAAAACAGATATAAGTAGTATTTTTCCACTTGGCGGGCTGGCGCATGTGGAGGTTATTGGAGAACCTTGCACAAAAAATATCGCTGGGTTGAACTTTGATTTCATACCTTTCACCCACAATCCACTTGAAGCCATAAGCAAGTTCAACAAAAAATCTCCCGTGCTGTGTGCTCATATAGCAATAGATGGAGCATTTCTAAATATAAACCGCCAAACGAAGTCAGAAGTGTCAGTTGAGTTTGAGAACGAGATGGTGCCAGTAGATTATAATGCTTTCAAGGAGTGGAAGAGAGTATTTTTAGGACACTATCACGGAGCACAAAAGTTGGATAATGTGGAATATATCGGCTCTCCTTTGGAGCTCAACTTTAGTGAAGCCCATCATCCAAAGCATATCTGTATTTTAGATACAGAGGATTTGACTACTGAGTACATTGAGAATACATTTTCACCCAAGCATATTATTACAACTCCAGACAAAGTTTTTGAGCATAATTTAAATAAAAACTTTGTAAGAGTTGATATACATGATTTACAGAATACTGACACTGTTGAACTCGCCAATAAGTTGAAGAGTATGGGTGCTATAGTAGAACTGCGTGATTGTAAGAAGATAGAGAAACTACAAGAGAAGGACAAGACAAAGTTCAGTTTGGCTGAAGGAGACCTGCTTGAACGCTGGGTTGAAGCAACGGAATGCGGAGACATGGATAAGAAAATGCTTTTGAATTTAGGCAAGGAGATTTGTTTAGAACAATGAAAATAAAAAGTATTCGAGCAAAAAACTTCCTATCCATAGGTGAAACGCCAATAGAAATAGATTTCACGAAATACCAAAACATTATAAACATCAAAGGCGAAAATCTTGATGTTGGTGAAGGAGCAAGCAATGGTGCTGGAAAAACAACTATTGTAGAGATTATAGTCTATGCCCTCTATGGAAAACTTATAAAAGGACTTTCTCATAAAGAAGCAATCAATATAAAGACAAAGAAGGGTTTAGAAGTTGAAATCCGTTTTGATGATTATCGCATAGTAAGAAGGAGAAAGCCCGATGAACTTCATTTGTGGGAAAGCGGTGAAGGTATTTGGAACAAAGAAACCGAGATTACTATTGGAGGTGGTCCTGCTACACAAGAGGAGATAGTGAGAAGGATAAAACTCAACTACAACTCTTTCATCAACATTGCTTGCTTCGGTCAGCATAATACCAATGCTTTTCTTTCTTGTAGTGCTGGTGATAAGAGATCCATAGCAGAAAATCTACTTTCGTTAGATAAGTATGTTCAATACTGTGAGAGAACTAAAAAAAGAAAAGGCAAAGCAGAACAAAAGATTGATAATGTTTCTGCTGTATATGATGCTGCTCTACAAGATTATTCTTTCCAACAAAAGCAAAACGAACAAATGCTGGCTCAACAAGAGCAATGGATTACTAAACACCAACAAGAAATAGAAACTCTCTCCACAAAGTTAGAACAAATCAAAAAGAAACTAGCTGCTACTAAAGATGGTGATGCTCTACTTCTTTACCAAAGACAACAGGAAGAACTGGAGAAAGTCAATGAAGATTTAGAAGAGGTAGAAACAAGCCGACAAAAAACAATCAATAACTCAAGATTGGCAGAAGATAAAGCAGAGAAAGTAAAAACGAGCAAATATGAAGTAATGGCGGAACAGAAAGGAAATATGTTTCAAATTACTGCTATACAAAAAGAACTCAATGATGCTGAGGGCGAAATAAGGGGATTGACTGATAAATCAGGAACAACCTGCCCTGTTTGTTATGCTGAGGTGTCTCCTGCGAACTTCAATCATATCATTGAACATCATGAAGAAGAGAACAAAAGGAGAAGGCACGAGTTGAAAGGGCTTTTGGATTTGGATAAAGATTATAAAGAGAAACTCCAAAAGATTGAGAAAAACTTATCTCTAATCAACTCTGCGAGAGAGCAAGTTGCTAACACTGAAATGGTATTGAGAAATAAGATAAAAGATTTGTCTAAAAGAAAGCAAGAACTATCTAAAGTATCTCGTCCTAATGCGGAAACAGAGGCACTTCTATTACAACAAGAGATTTCGCATATAGATACCCAACTCAAAACGAAATCAGCGGAAATCAATCCTTACAAAGATATGATTGAGATAAGCAAAGAAGAGTTGATAAAATCCCAAAATAAGGTAGGAGAATATAAGAGAGAGTTGAATAATCTCAAAAGTCAAATCCCTTATTTAGATTTCTGGATAAGGGCGTTTGGTGATAAGGGTATTAGAGCGTTTGTAATAGATGAAATAATCCCTATCCTCAACTCTCGTATAAACTATTGGCTTCACTTTCTTATAGGTGGAAAGATACAACTCTTCTTCAATAATGAGTTGGAAGAAAGAATAGAAAGGAACCCAAGCGATGGTGATCCTTTTGTATATCAAGCAATGAGCGGCGGGGAGCATAGGCGCATTGATTTGGCTATAAATCAAGCATTTGCCTATGTGATGTCTCTTCAAACAGGGGCTTGTCCTTCTTTGGTTTGCCTAGATGAAGTAGCAACCAATATGGATAGACTGGGAGTTATGGCGATATACAATATGATTCAAGAGTTGAGTCGAGATAGAACCTGCTTGATTACAACCCACGACCCAGACTTATTAGAAATGCTCAGCGGATTTGAAACTATAACTATTAGAAAGAAAGATGGATTTAGTAGGAAAATAGATTGAAACTTTGTGCTCAACTCAAGCAAACAAAATAACAAAAAATATATTACAAGGATACTACAATACTATCCCAAATGATGATAGTAGGAGAAAAATATGTCGGCGAAAGATGAAAATGTAAAAAAGATTATTATGGAAAAATTAGAAGGGAGGGCAAACTAATGACAACAAAAGCCCTCATGGATTATACTTATACAAGTCGGTATGCAAGATATAATAAAGAAGAAAAAAGAAGAGAGACGTGGGAAGAAGCAGTAAATAGAGTCAAGCAAATGCATCTCAAAAAATACCCACAAGTCAAAGAAGAAATAGAGTGGGCATTTCAACAAGTATTAGAAAAGAAAGTATTAGGTTCTCAAAGAGCCCTTCAGTTTGGCGGAACTCCAATAGAGAGAATAAATGAAAGGATGTACAACTGCGCTTTTGCTTACGCTGATAGAATCAGGTTTTTTCAGGAAGCATTCTTTCTATTACTTGCTGGTTCTGGAGTTGGTTTCTCTGTTCAAAAACATCACGTAGCCAAACTTCCCAAGATTAGCGAAGATGCTATAAAAAGATACACCTCTCTTCTCATCAATCAACCTATAAAAGTAAAAACCTATACTATTCCTGATTCTATTGAAGGATGGGCTGATTCTTTAGGCGTTCTACTTTCTTCTTATTTCAATAACCCTCAGTTTCCTGAATATAAAGATTACCAAGTGCGTTTTGATTTCTCGGAGATTAGACCCAAAGGTTCTCCGCTTTCTTCAGGCGTAGGAAGAGCACCAGGCCCAGAGCCACTAAAAAATGCTCTATACAATATCAAAAAACTCCTTGATAAGCGTATTAGCGAAGGGCATAAATCTCTCCGCCCGATAGATGTTTATGATATCATTATGCACTCTGCCGATGCTGTTCTTTCTGGTGGAGTTAGGAGAAGCGCTACTATTGCTCTCTTCTCTCACGATGACGAAGAGATGCTAAACTCAAAAACTGGGAACTGGTATTACGAAAATCCACAGAGAGGCAGGAGCAATAACAGCGCTCTTTTACTACGAGACGAAACTACTTTTGAGCAGTTTGAGAAGATTATGGAAACCGTAAAGGAATACGGCGAGCCGGGTTTTGTTTGGGCTGACTCATTAGAATCTGGTTTCAACCCCTGCGTTGAAATAAACCTTTATGCTTATGATTTTCTTGGGCGTTCTGGTTGGCAAGTATGCAATCTTACAGAGGTAAATGGAAAGCTAATCAAAACCAGGAAGGACTTTGAGAATGCCGCAAGAGCCGCCGCTATTATAGGCACACTACAAGCAGGATATACAGATTTCAAGTATCTTGGTGAGGTAAGCCGGCTTATCACAGAAAAAGAAGCATTGTTAGGCGTCTCTATAACTGGGATGATGGAAAATGATGAAGTTATTTTCAATCCAGACACACAAAGAGAAATGGCTGAACTTATTAAGCAAGTCAATAAAGAAATGGCTAAAAAAATCAACATCAATCCAGCAGCGAGATGTACCTGCGTAAAACCCGCTGGAAGCACTTCTTGTGTTCTCGGCACAAGTTCTGGTATTCATCCGCATCATAGCCATCGTTATTTCCGCAGGGTTCAAAGCAATAATGCCGAAGCCACACTTCAGTTTTATAAAGCTTATAACCCCCTTGCTGTAGAAGACAGTGTTTGGTCAGCCAACAAAACAGATGGAGTTATTACTTTTTGTATCGAAGTAAACCCAAAAGCTATAACCAAAAAGCAAGTCAATGCTATTGATTTGTTAGAAAAAGTGAAACTCACACAAAAGAACTGGGTAGCCGCAGGAACTAATCAAGAACTTTGTGTTCAACCTTGGCTGAGACACAATGTAAGCAATACCATCCACGTCCAGCAAAACGAGTGGGAGAGCGTAACAAAGTTCATTTATGAGAATAGAGAGTTTTTTGCTGGGATTGCTTTATTGCCCGCTTCAGGTGATTTGGATTATCCGCAAGCACCTTTCTGTCATGTAAGTGATGAAAAGGAAATCGTAGAAAAATATGGTATAGGAAGTATCTTTGCCAGTGGTTTGATAGTAGATGGCTTACACGTTTTCAATGATAATCTATGGCAGGCGTGCGATGCTGTTATAGGAAAAGGAAAAGGAAAAGGAAAAGGAAATGGATTAGATAATACCCAAAAGGATTGGGTGCGAAGAGCCAAGCAGTTTGCTTTCCGTTATTTTGAAAATGATATAACCCGTATGCTCTATTGCCTAAAGGAAACAAATAACTGGAAGTTATGGAATGATTTGAAGCGAGAATACATTGAAGTAGATTATACGCTTCTCTGCGAGGAGGAAGATGAGACAAATCCTTTAGTGGAATTGGCTTGTGCTTCAGGCGCTTGCCTCATTTAGTCATCATCTATCTCTTCAACTGTATGAGCAGTTGTTTTAGAATCATCCGTAAGAGCTTTTTGAGCTAAACTATGGTATCTTTTTCGTAGTTTTTCTATTTCTGCTTCTGAAAGGTCTTCTATATGAAGTAAACGATTACTCGCTCCACTATGAGCTGCTAGAAGTTCGTTTAGTTTTAGATGAAGAGCAAGTTGTTCTTTATTTTGAGTTCTTTGGATAAGGAAAACCATTAGAAATGTTACGATTGTCGTACCTGTATTTACGTACATTTGGTAATCTGTATCAAACCCGAAATACAAAAGACCGCCAATGGTCCAAATGATTATTACGAGAAATGCTAGTATAGTAGCAAATGTAGAGCCAGCCCAATGCGTAGTAAACCTCGCCATACTCTCACAAAAGCGATGTATTTTTCTTATCATTTTATCCTCCCATTTGGATTGACCTTCTGTAAAAGTGTTGCTACTATATACTATCCGTAAACGCAAAGGTAAAGGAAGAAATGAGTAAATACATAGTGGTTTCTGGGGGGGTAGTGAGTGGGTGTGGTAAGGGGATTTCGGCGGCTTCTATCGGTTTACTTTTGAAAATGAGGGGCGAACGGGTTCAGGTCATAAAGTTTGACCCATATCTCAATGTCTCTGCTTCAACTCTTTCTCCTTACCAACATGGCGAATGCTGGGTTTGTGATGATGGCTCCGAAACTGATCTTGATTTAGGACATTACGAGCGTATTACGGGGTGTGAAGTCAGTTTTCGTAACATCTGTACAAGTGGAACACTTTACTCTAAACTTTTGGAAGAAGAACGAGAAGGAAAGTATCTGGGTGAAACTATCCAAATCGTCCCACATATAACCAATAAAATACATGAGATACTTACTGATTTGGGTAAGGAAGTTGATATAGTTGTTTGTGAAATAGGTGGAACGGTAGGAGATTTGGAATCAGGTCAGTTCTTCGAAGCTATAAGACAATTCAAACAAAAAGACCGAGATGGAGTTTTGATTGTTCATGTTGCACCCATTCTTTGGTTGAATACAATAGGTGAGTTCAAAACAAAGCCACTACAGAAAAGCATCATAGAACTACAGCGTTTTGGTTTGATGCCTGATATATTGTTGTGCCGTGTTGACCGCCCGATTCCAGAGAAAATACTCACAAAGATAAGCGAACTAACTGGTGTTCCAAAAGATGCTGTATTTGATGCTCCCGATGTCACCAGCGTATATGAAGTTCCCATTTCCTTTTATGATAGACACATCGATGATTTGATTGCTGATAAGTTTCACCTTCGTAGGACAGGCGTAAGAATACACAAGTATCGTGATTTAGTAGAAAAGTATGTTCACGCTGAGAACATATCTGAAATCAATATAGGCGTAATCGGTAAATATACCGCTAATGTTGACGCCTATCTAAGTTTGAAAGAAGCAATCTATCACGCCGCTATTGCTAATAATGTGAAAGTCAACATCCGCTGGATTGAAGCGAGCAAGTTAGAGGATTGCGGTTCTTTACGAAGTATGGCGAAGTATTTTGAAGGCATTGATGGAGTTATTGTCCCTGGAGGATTTGATAATAGAGGCGTAGAAGGCAAAATAAAAGCAGTTCAATATGCTCGTGAGAAGAAAATACCTTTCTTGGGCATCTGCCTTGGTTTACAATGTGCTGTGATTGAGTTTGCCCGTAATGTCTGTGAAATCCGCAACGCCAATAGCCAAGAGTTCAAAAAAGAAGATGCCACGCATGTAGTTCATTTTATAGAAGGGCAAGAAGCAATAAAGCGAAAGAGTGGAACGTTGCGGCTTGGTGCTTATGAATGTGATTTAGTAAAGGATACTTTGGCTTATCAAGTTTATAAAAAGAAGACAATCAGCGAAAGACATCGCCATCGCTATGAAGTAAATGAAGAACACATCCCCCAAATAGAGAGATGTGGCTTGAAAGTTTCGGGTAGAAATCCAGGAACAAACTTGATTGAAATAATGGAGTTAGACCAAAAAACTCACCCGTTTTTCATTGGAACGCAAGCCCATCCTGAGTTTCGTTCTCGGCTAACCAGTCCAAGTCCGCTTTTTGAAGCATTTATAAAGGCATCCAAGAAAGAAGAAAAAGCAACACTCTAATAAATAGAATATGCCGAAATTCAAAGAGTTTCTCATTTGTGAAAACAAGTTCTATCTGGGGCAAAAAGCCGGAGATTTGCTTACTGCCGTTCAATCTCTCAGGGATGATGCTCCCCAAATCGGCAACCGAGCAATGATACGAGCCGCACAAGGCATTGTAAACCAGATAAGGCGCATTCTTCACGGAAGATGGGATGACGAAGATGTAAAATACCTGAAGCAACTACAAAAAATAGGAGTTGCTATTGCAAAAGCGATTGATTCTAAGGAGAATATGGATGAGGTAATCGCCTCAGCGAGCCAAGAACTAGAAGAGTTGCTTGATAAGCTGGAGGTTCCGGTGAATGCTTTAGGTAGTGAAGAAGAGCCAGAAGCCCAAGAACCAGCAAATTCACCAGAATACCAACAAGGTTTTCAGTTAGGGGCTTGACTTGATAAAGTTTATTTGCTATAATCTACCTAATCGGGAACAAAAACGCTAAACAGGAGTAGTACCTTGTGTGGAATCTGTGGTTTTATCGGCAAAAGCAATGACCCAAAGGCGTCTTTTGATCTTGCTACTGCTTTGATGGTTAAAACTGAAACCCGTGGCGAGCACGCTACTGGTTTTTATGCCTGTGAAGCGGGAGCAGGGCTTGAACCGCCTGTTCTTTGCGACAAGGAACCAAAAAAGTCATCTCTGTATGTTTATGGCGATGTCTGGAAAGAGCAGTTTTCCCAGATGGATCCAGACTTATTCGTTGGACATTGCCGACTTACAAGTATGGGTGGCGGGCCTGAGCGAATCAACAAGAATAACCATCCTCATTGGTCGGAAGACAAGCGTGTAGCGATGGTTCATAACGGCAAGATTCCTGAATACAATGCCCTGAAAACTCGCTACGGTACCTGTAGCGAGTGTGACTCGGAGATTCTGTTGAGAATGTTCGAGAGTGCCGAAACTTACATGGATAAGGAAGATTTCTTGAAAGGACTCGTTGATAAGCAAGAAATCCCCAACCTTGTTCCTTTCCTTGCCTATCGCCTCTTAGGATTGAAAGAAATCTTCGCTAACGTGAACTACGGCGCAATGGCCGTTGCGATTGCCGAGCGTGGCGATGAAGGAAATCGCTATTTGTGGCTGTTCAGGGACGATGAAAGGCCACTTCACGTTGTTGATATGCGAAAATCGCTAGGGCAGATTTTCTTCTGTTCCACTGCTGAAATCTGGCGAGCGGCTGTTGAGGCTTGCCCAAGTGTCAAGCAATATCTCCCAGCAGATCAGGTAATCATTGAGTTTCCTGCTTACCATATCTGGCTTCTTTCTACGGATGCGAAAGAAGAAGATCCTCTTAGCTACTGGAATGTTCGCAAGTTCAAGATTACCAAGACGAAGTTCCATGATTGGCAAAAGGAAGACGAAGAAGAACAAAAGCCAGAATTTAAAAAGGTAGCCAGCACCCGTCCGACTCTAAAAGTTATAACTCGGTTGGGAGACAACGACGAGTTGCCCGCTTCTGCTGCTTCAACTAATGGGAATACAGGGAAGGTTCCTAACTTGGACGAAGAGGGTAAAAAAAAAGTTAGTGGAGACGGAGTTTCAACCATCCTACCCTCTGTTGTAAGGGATGGGCGTGATCCGGGTGATGAAACAGAAGAGCGCCCAAGAGATGTAGAAGACGACCTTGTGACCACAAACGACAATCGCACCCTAAGTAGGGACGACCTAAAAGGGATGACGGTTGTGAACGTAGAAAACGAGGGAATAGACATGGTTCTCTTTGAGAAGACCACGAAGGAAATCGAAGACCTGCTTTCTCAGGTGAAGGAACAGGTCAAAAAGACCGCCGCTGATGGCTCGCTTCACAACAAGGATTTCAGCCAGATTATGGATTCCTTGACCCAGATGAAGAATGAACTGAGCGGCACCGTCCTTAGTATGTTCAACTAATCAGTTATTCCTCTTTACGAAGAATGTCCAAAAGCGGAGATTATCCGTATATGGAATGGTTGTAGCCATTGATTAAACATTATGATTACGCAAGAAGACATTATCTCCTTAGTCAAAGACGAAATCGAAGCAATAAGCAAAGTGGTTGGAGAAGTAGAAGCAGCCATTACTATTTCATCTCAAAAACCCAGCATCAACGGGTTCAACATTGCTATAACCATTCGTCATGTCACGAAGCCCGGAACCTACAATCCATCGATAGCCGTGTTCCAAATGACTCAGTTTCCTGGCAACTGCGGGACGCTAATCTCGCACGATACGATTGTTTATGACTCTTTTCGTAACAAGGGTATATCACAGATTTTACAAAAAATGAAGCAAAAAATAGCCAGAATGACTGGCTATACGATAATGATGGCTACAACTACTCCTAAACAAGATGTCGAGAATCATATTTTAGAGAAGACAGGTTGGATAAGAACAGGGTCTACTTTTGAAAACAAGAGAACTTACAATAAGGTTAGTTTTTGGTGTAAGCCGGTGGAAACACCTGCTCCCAAAGAAGAGGCTCTTATAGGAAGAACAAATGAATCTATATAAACAAAATAGCGCTGAACTTGACTTTGGAAGACTTTTTATTCGTGGTGATAGTATTTATCTGAAGGGACAAATCCCTGATAGATGTCTGCGCTTCGCAACCCTTTCTTACAATGATGAAGTAAGGATAAATGATATGAGCAATGATGCTCCCGGTGAAGTTCTGTGCGCACAGGGAGATTTTACCGAGCAATACGCAGCATTAGAAGCGCACATCAAGGAAGAAAATAGAAAAGTTAAAGAAGCACGGAAACAGAAAGAAATGTTTGTTGGAGCTATGAAAGAGTTAGACCCTGCGCAAAAGGAACAAGTATTGGCTATGCTTTATCCAGAAGATAAAAGGAAAGAACTTCTCTTTGGTGCTTTCAATGTGATGTTTGCTGCTGTGGTTGATAAACTTTCTATTTCTCAAAGAGAACAAGTGTTGGACTTGGTTATGCCCAAGAAAGTCCCATCAGAAGATGCTATGACTACTCAAAGTTCTAGTATCACTTTTGCGTGTGGTCTCTAAACCAAAAATCGTCTTTTAGTTGAAGTAGTTCGGCAAGGGATACTCCAACCCACTCTCTGTAATGAAGTCTATAAATAAAACGTTCTTGCTTTACTAAATGGGTTTTGAGAAAGGCAAGCCAAGGTAGGCGAGACTTTTTCCAACAAAGCAAGGGCTCTTTCTTGATTCTCTTGCTGTCTCGTTCTGCTTGTTCCAAGAACTCATCCAGTTCCTTGTTGCCTTTCTCAAAAGTCGAACACAAATCTATGTCGTAACCAAACTTTGATTCAACAACGAATCGAAAGTTTGGTGGGCAAATAATGTCGCCAGTGAAGATTTCCTTCACCTCCTCTGATAAGTTTACTTGCGACCATCTATTGCCGCTCCCAACAACACGAGCAAACTGATGCTCTGAAAAGCGGGAAGATAGTTCTTTGATTAGTTCTCGCTCTCCACGACTTCCCTTTCTTTTGCTCGTATTGGGTTTTCTCTCTTTGTTTAGATTGCCCAATAAGTCATCTATATTCCAATCTTCGTTCATATTAGTAGATTTGAACCTGTTGTTTAGGGCTTATTTCAATCGTATCAGCGTAATCTAACTCAAACCAAACATCGTAGATTCCACAATCCATTTCAGTTGTATCAAGTTGATAGAAGCCAAAAACTTTATCTCTCACATCAACCAAATCTCCATCTATTACCATCCTCAAATCACACTCATTTGGAGGACAAGGCCCGCAGTTGAGTTGCATAAAGATTTTGAGATTGGATGAAATAGCAAGGTTGGTGTAGTATCTTAGTAAATCAGTAGCCCTCGGCACATTCGGTATAATCTGTATAATCAGCCACTTGATAGAACCCTGCCTAATGCGGTTTGGCTGAAACTGAAAATCAAAACTATAAACTGCTGGTGTTGTAAGGGTATACCACAAATCAGCATAAAGTGTAAATCTGTTGTGGACTTCTGCTACTGGGTCAGTAGGATTGAAAATAACTGACCATACATCTTGGTAGTTGCCGATTGTATATTTTGGGGAACTGGTGGTAAGAGATAATAAATAGTTTCCTGTATCAGTAGCAACTACTGAACTCCCCGGAAATGTGTCCACAAGGCATTTTGTTTCACTTTTACAACCATCCCTTTCTTTTTCTTTACATTCTATGAAGAATATATCTACCTTTTCAATGGAAGACACATTAGCAAGATTGTTACTATTGAAGGTGACGAGGCGAAGATTTATGTCGTCTCCAACTACCGGATTTTGATTCCTCTCTTTAGTTGCCATCTAATTATCTATTTCCTTTGTCGTTAGTTCTAAAGATTTGATTTTTTATTGGATTTGTTTTCATCTTTTCTTGTTCATCTCCTTTTTGGTCGCCTCGTGCTCCTTGTTTCGCTGTTCTACGTAACGGTCAATATAGAACTTACGATCAAGGATATGCCATTTACTTACTATTTGTGGCGGCATTGCCATATTATCCATAAAGAAAAAGTATTCTTCCAAGAGTTGTTTCCTTAACGTTACACTTGGGTCCGGTCCGCCTTCTTTGGCCGGGGGAAGAAAAAATTTGATTCATACGGCATTTCTACCTCAAAGTTCTCTGCACAACTCGGACAAGAAAGCCCCCACTTAGTATCAACGCCAAATGGCGGTTCATTTACAAGGTTTCTTAAATGAGTTATATCACCAATCGGCAATCGGCTAATCAAGGTAAATAGGGCTTGTTTATCAGTCAAACCTTCTATATCATTCACCAACAGAGCCAACCTGTAAGCGTTTGTATCGTCTAATGCTGTATCTCCCAATGTCCTTGCTCTTCTTTCTCTATGTTCTGTAATTAACTTATCGTCCGTTGCTGTTTGTAATCTATAAGAAAACTTATATTTAGTTACAGGTAGTGTTCCCACCAAATCAGGAGGCCCGAAGGTCTCTGGACAGAAGTTTAGGAAAAGTCTATCCAAGTTGATTTCAGTAGGAAACTTATTACTACAATTTGGGCATCTGGCTTCTATTTCATACTCATGGCCATAAGAAATACCACGAAGGTAAATCAACAAATAGTTCCTATCAACAATCAACCAACGCTCAGGCTTTACTGCCTCTTGTACGCAGTTCCGAAAGATCATGTCCATTGCCTGACCTTTCCTGATAAAACGGGTTGTGGATAAGATTGCTTCTTCATCGCCCGTCATCGGTCTTACATGGATAACACCACCTTCAGGACAATCATCTCCATCATAAAACTTTCCCTTACTGGGTAAAGTTATTTCTTCGTATTGGGAAATAGTTTGTTTTATTCCAGCGAGCAACTCGTTGAGCTTTGGATTATTTGTTGTAGCTAACCTTGGTTTGCCGACTACCGATCCATAGTTAGATGCATCGAGTGTTACTCCGCCTTGTTTTGCTACAATAGCATCCCAATCTTTTTCACTTTCATATTTGTAAATGGGTGATGGGTCTTGAATTTTGTTTTCAACCTTTTCTCCCCTGGTCTTTGCTTTGAGGGCTGCCTGAAAAGCAGGAGGTATTGGACCTTCTATATTCAAGTGATCGTTAGATTGAATAGGCGCTTCTTTTCTTGTTTTTTCCTTCAGTTCCTGAGCACTCTTGAAAGCATCTTGAGGGTCTACATTGTTTACATCTTGAGCCGTAACTGGCTTGTTGAGGTCTTGATCTGTAATCGGTTTGCGAGATTGTCTATATACTTCATTTTCCATATATTTCTCCATTTTCCCACTCTAATATAATAATGATGTTGATTATTACTTATCAAAATGTGGAAGATTTAGTATTCCACGATAAAGAACTACAAAAAAAACTACCCGACTTTGAAAAGCATTGGAAAGGATGGGCTTTTATGAGACAACAAGCCCATTTGCGATATATACTCCAACGAATAATGCTTGATTTTATCAACGAGATAAAAGACGAGCATATTCAAGTAATAAAACAACATTTCGGAACAGACGTTATTGTAAAGAAAGTAGATTATAATACAATACATAACTATTCTTGTGAAATAGATGAGGCAGAAAACCTCTTAAATAGTTTATCTGTACTGAAATATGGTTTTGTAGTTCATAGAGAAGATAATCAGCTATATATATCCTTCTGGAGATGATTTTTATGTGGTTTTTGTTTTTTCTTTTTGCTACTATTGGCTTGAGTCATATAATAGTTCACGGCTCTATTCTTCAACCAGTAAAACAATGGTTGAGCGACAATAAATATAATAAGATATTAGAAATGTCCAACTGCTATCAGTGTAGTGGTTTTTGGGCTGGACTTTTTGTTTCTCTTATAATGTTTATATTGGGACAAGGTTGGTTTTATCTATTAGGATCTGTGCTGTATGGTTGGGTTGGTTCTTTTGCTTCTGATGCGACAGGAACTATTTTAGATTGGATAAAAATGCTCCCAGCAGTAAAGTTAGAGGATACAGATGAAAAATAGACCACTTACTATAGCCGATATCAAACAAGCACTATGGGATGATAGATTTCGTACGCTCTTTCCTAACTTGAAAGAAGAAATCAGTTTATTCTTGAAAGATCCTGGTTGTAAGTGTAATGCTAATCTTTATAGAAAGATTATGTCCCAAAAAGACAAGTTGGAAAAATACTTTCCTACCAAAGAGGTAGTAGGGCAATCATTGGAACAAGAGATCATAAAGAAAGTTCAGCAAAATCAATGGACGGTAATCAACTGCCACATTGACCAGTTAGAAGAGAGATTGAAGCAACTACCTCATAGCAAAAAAATGGTGTCCCTTGCTCGCTGGCAGGATCAAGTAACTGTGGTTATAGATGAATTGGTCGCTTTTTAGTCTATTCAGCCATTTTCTTTTCCTTCACACTTAAGGCAATACCAATAGACAATACCATCTTCATCAACTGCCCACACGACAGTCCAAGTATTACAATGAGGACATTTACGAATCATTTTAGTCCCTGAGCCATTTGGAAGCCAGCAGAATCAAAGTTTGCTGTCCAAGTTACTTCGTGAGTTACGGATTTGAAAGTTCCAGCAGCAGAACTACCACCACTTCCAGATGCTTTTACACCTCCAAAATTTAAATGTGACTCTGCTCCAATACAAGGCAAGTTATGATATCCAAGTCCAAAATCACAGTTGTCCCGCATATAGCGGGCAACCGACATATTTTGAGTGATACAAGCCATTGAGAGTCCATAGTCTGTGTCGTTATAGATACGAACTGCGTCATCGGCGTCATTGAAAGGGATTAGAGCAACATGAGGCCCAAACACTTCTTGTTGCAAGAAAGAGTATGGGCTTTCTTCAGAGATTTCACCTTGATAAAGTTTATCCCACTCGCAAGCATAAACATGAGGTGTTAGATAATAACCTTTGCGTTCTATTCTGTGCCCCTCTAATAGAACATCAGTCAAATCCATAGTTCTCTTATTGTAATCTTGAACTCTAGTCATTTGGCTTTTATTGATGAGCGGTCCAAAATCAGTTCTTTCGGATGGGTCTCCTACTTTGAGGTTTTTACAGGCTTCAATGAACAGATTACAGAACTTATCGAATATATTCCGTTGGACTAACAACCTTCCAGCACTTACGCACCTTTGCCCACTCAACTTGAAAGCACTTGCTATACAAGATTGAATAGCCAAATCCATAGGGGCATCATCAAACACAATAACAGCACTTTTGCTCCCCATTTCACAACTACAAGATTTGTTCCAAGTATTTGCGCAATGTTGCCTAATAAGTTTTCCCACTGCTGCTGAGCCGGTAAAACAAATGTGGTCTACATTAGATTCTACTAACCAAGCCCCCGTTTGCCCGCTCCCGTGTATTACATTGAATACACCTTGAGGAAAACCGGCTTCATTATAAAGTTCAGCAATAAGTTGCCCTGTGAGTGGAGTATCCTCTGATGGCTTGAATACAACCGTATTGCCTTCTAAAAGAGCAGGAGCAGAAGTCCAAAATCCACCAATAGCAAAAGGGAAGTTCCAAGGGGCAATAACAGCAACTACACCTTTGGGTTTTCTAAAAGTTATTATGTCTTTATCAGCAATCTCGGAGGCAACAAACTCTCCGTATGGTTCTCTTCCTTGCGCAAAGGTATATTGAACCATATGTAAACTTTCGTTGAACTCGGCATTACTTTCATTGAAACTTTTCCCCGTTTCTAATGAGATGGTTCTAACAATCTCCCCGCTCTTGCTTTTCATTATCTGGGCGAGGTTATCAAAGCATTCTGCCCTTTTCACTCTACTGGTTTCTCGCCATTTTCTTTGCGATTTGCGAGCAACTTCTGAGGCGTGAAGAGTTGTTATGCGATCTGTTTCGGGAAAATAACCTATCGTTTCTTCTGTGGAGGGATTTATTTTAGCAAAAGTTTTTGCTTTGTTTGGATTATAAAACTGCCCGTCAATATAGTTTTTACCTATCATTGTTGCCTCTAATAGCACCACACAGGTTTATCATTTTCTCAGGATAATCTTTATATTTGCTTAGTTCAACCGGAAAGTCGTCATCAGTTTCTCGTTCTTGTCCAAGCACAATAGCATTATAGAACATTTCTTGGGCTTGTTCAACCATTCCTGTCTTGTAAAGGGCATCTCCTAATACACACCAGTATTCAGCCATCAATGGCTTTTCTGTAAGACAAAAAGTGATGTGCCTTATACACTCGTGAACATTGCGACTGTGATGTAACTCTACCAAGGCGTGGTAGTAATGTAAAGTGATGAGTGATTGGGATTTTTCTTTCTCTCTAAAGAAATACAGATTAGCATATTTGAGATAATCTTGGTATTTTTTATTTACTAAATGTTGAATGGCGAGATAGTAGTCAGGTTGAGGGTTCTGTGGTTCTCGTTCCTTCCACTTTACCAAAATATCCAAGTTGTCTGTTTCTTCAATCGAGCCAGAAATAAAAGCATTACAGATTTTTGGATTGGTGTCTGGCGAAAGGGTTTCATAAACAGGATAAACGAACTTATTACTTGATTTCTTCCATAATCTTGTTTCTTTTATAATCAAGTCATCACGAACTACAAACAATCTTCTTGATGTATGTTCTTCTTTTATTGCCTCTAATATATTTTCGTGTCCTGAAGATATAACTTCTCCAGGTTCAATATACATCATCCATTCATTTTTGTCTGCTTGAATAAAATCATTTCTTATTTTTGATCGCTCTAACTTCTTATCAACTTCTTTGATCTTGATATCATATTTTTCTACAAAATCATATTTTTTTTGTAGACAGCCGATGTTTATTATGGTAATATAAGCATTCAAAGGCAATAGAGATTCTATGGTTTTGAGTAGATTTTCATTGTTGTGCGACAAAATTTGAATTGTTAGAGGCGTCATTTTTTTGTACACGCACCTTTATGAGTTTACCAAAAGCATTTGCTTCTCGCAATAATCCCTTGCTCATATAGTAGCTTTGGAGTTCTCTATAGTTCTTTATAGCATACGGATTAGCAAAAATAGAAAAGTAAATGTTATGGATTTCCATAAAAGTTGCTGTGATTACTTACTTAGATAGTGGTAAAACACTATGTATATATGATTTCTGCAGAAATATTTAGATTTTTTGGAGGGCGAAAGCGGATATAAATATATGCCCGTAGAATATCTCAACAATAAAACCTTTGAATTGATTATTGCCCGTTTCAAAAAAGCCAAAAAGAACGGCAGTAGAAATAAAGTCGAGTTCAATAGTGCGCAATTGGAACTGGCTGAAGCTTTTTATTTATTAGCAAAAAACATTATTAGAGCATTTCGCTTTCAACTTGTTGATAAAGATGATGCTCTTCAAGAAGGCGTAATGATATGTTTTGAGAAACTACACCGATTCAACCCGGAGAAGGGACGAGCTTTCAACTTTTGTACAACCATCATCCTAAATCACTACCGCCAACTTTATAGAACCGCCAAAAACTACAATGAACTAAAAATACGATATCATGAGCATTTGTGCGAAAAGACAAATGAAGCGTTTTTGAGTGCTTTGAAGTCAAGGAAAAAGGGAGCATTTCAAAGGAAGCCCGATGAAGTCTCCAGTCCTTGTCCACAATAAGGAGGGTTCTAATGGCTAATCATGTTGACATCTTGGAAAGACAAGAAATCATTCAAAAATTAGTTGATAATGGCTATATGGGGTTTGTCGAAGCTTTCCTGTATAATGAAACAAAAGTTTATACAAAGAAAGGTAGATTGAATAAGTCAGGAGCTTGTAGGGTACTTGGGTGGAAACCCAAAATGCTCGAAGATGCCTTGGCGGATTGCCGGCGCATTATCGGACAGGATTTATTTGGGTAATTTTTTGATGTGGACAAGTTCCATGTAGTTTCTTACCCCACTGACAATTCCAACATAATACCTGGAATCCTTTGGGGAAGTTGTTTCTAAATAACCACCAATAAAATCTACATCCACTTCCATATACTTTTCTATCTTTTGCACCATCGTTATTGATGTGGTCAATAGTTAGGAATGCTTCTTCTGTTTCCTTACAACAAGTACAAATATAACCACCATATTTATTGTAAACTTTATCTTTTACTGCTTTGTTGCGTTTATTTTCTTTTTCCATACATTGTTCACACTGGCATTTTGATTTTAGTGGTCTAATACCACATTTTGTACAACAGTCAGCGGCAATGTATCTTGCTTTGCGCTTATCAGCAGACTCTTTTTGCTGCATCAGACAATATTCGCACATTGTTTCTGATTTCAATGGTCTTTTTTCGCATCTGGTACAAATTCCTTTCGCCAACAAATTTTTTCGTATTTGAGAATAACGCTCTGTATGGTAAGTGGAACATTCTAAACACATGGTTTTAGTTTTGAGAGGTTTATTTCCACAACGGGAGCATAAACCTTGAGAAAGATATTTCTCTTTCCTTTGCTTGTCAACTTCTTTCATATAAATATTATAGTGTTTAGATAATGAAAATCAATTGGAAACCAAAACAACTCGAAGACGCTCTTTCGGAGTGTCGGCGCATAATAGGAGCAGACTTTTTTGGATGAACTTATGACTAACTTTCAATAAAAAAAGCCCGTTCGTAGCGCAGAGACATTTCCACAACTACGATTTCAGATGAGTCCATATCAAGTTCTCCCCAATCTATTGATTGCGGATACGCTCCTTCAAATACCCAAGTGTCCAGCACATTTCCACATCCATCATAAAGTTCTAATGTACAATTTGTTTTGAAGTTATTGTCGCCAATAGTGTGAAAAGTTACATTAGTAGAGTTATTGCCGTTGTCGTCTATTTCATATAAATCAAGAAACCATTCAAAGACGGGATTTTCATTACATTTCAAGTCATATAGAGTTATACTTACAGGTTTCCAATCAACTTTCAATGGATACCAAATACTTTCTGATACATGCTGAAATTCAAATTCTTTGAAAGATAATCCAGGTCTTGCTGATTTTTTTGGGGGTAGAGCATTTGCTACAGCACTCACACCCGGTATAGAAAATAGCCAGCGAAACTTGCGTTTTAGAGTGGTATCTGGGGCTCCAAGACCAAACTGGAACCCCATATTATTACCACTGGTACAGTTATTAGAGAACGTAAGTAGAGACATATTACTCGCAAGGAGTACATTCGCAAGGCTCCACAGCTGGTGGACAGATTGGAATGTATGTTACGTCGGAATAACGCAGAGTTAGTTCAACTTCGCAAACATCCGAACTTGAATAATCCAGTTCCGAAAACTTGATTGAGGTTGGGAAAGCATTCTTCATTATCCATTGGTCAAGTACATTACCACAACCATCTAACCTTACAACGCTTGCTTCACCAGCCCAGTCTTGTCCTTTTGTAGCCATATGATTACATGGGCTTGTAAAGTCATATACAGTAGCAAGCCAAGAATACAAACTTCCGTTTGTCTGGGGAGTTGGATCTCCAGAAACATCAAGATAGGTTACAGTGATTGTCTCCCAAGCCGCTTTACCTGGAATCCAGGTCTTTGAGTTCAAGAAGTTCAACTCAGTATCTTCTACTGTAATGCTTGGTAGTGCTGCTAACTTCACAAAGGCTGGACTTACTTTTTTATCTCCATTGCAATAAGTAATACCAAACAAAAACCTAAACTTTCTATTATATGTAATGTTTGCAGCACCAACAAGGCCAATGCCCATAGATGGAACAGTGCTCCCAGAGGCGACTGTTGAAAATACTACATCATAATCTGCTGCGTTGAATGTACAAGCCATAATCTCTCCTAAAATCTATATTAGAAAACTGTCTGAGTAAAATCACCTGGTTTGTTCAATGTGAACTCGATAAATATGAACTCAGCGGCATATTCTGGTTGAATACCAATCTGTGCCCTCATTTCATTTTGTTCAATGATATCAGGAGTATTTAGTGTAGCATCACAAATAATCTTGAAATCAAGCATACCACGCCCGTTTTTCACAGGTGTCATAATGTTAGTTGCTATGGTAATGAACTGCTTCCATAGTGTTGCATCATTTGGCTCAAAGATTAGGTCTCTTGCCGCCAACTTGATTTGTTTTTCAACAAACAACATCATACGACGAACATTTACCCTATCCAAAGCGGATGGTCTGCGCTGTAATGTCTTCTGTCCAAAGATAAGGAAGTTTCCAAGGTCAGGGAAGGAGATAATAGGATTTACGGCGTTTCTATTACCATACATTGAATCTCTTTCTTCCAAGGTTGGACGAGAAAATACATCAAGAACGCCTGGACATACACCCCCCGC